AAGACACATCAAAAAAAGGAAGATTTATTGGTGAGTTTTTAATTGAACTACAAAACGGAGAACTAATCGGACCAATTAGAGAAAATCTTTATATTAATATTATTTGATTTTATTGGGTTTCTCACTTATACTTAAGACGAAGGTAAACGTTACCAATGAGTAACAGCTAATACACCAATCTTAAATATAAAAAATTATGGTTCCACAAGAAGAAATCGAACGCTTTTTACACGGCGAAGACGATGAAAAATATATCGTAGCGCTCGAATACGATTACAAATCAGATAAAATTTTTAAGGTAATTCAAGACCCAATTAAAGGTAAACTTTTAAGAATGGATACATTTATTCCATTTGCGTGGGTTGGAGATTTACGTGATAAAAACTTTTATAAAGGTAATAAAGAATTACAAAAAAAGGCGATGTCTGAAAACGGCATCATTATAGAAAAATTAGAAGATCACGGAGATGAGAGATTGAAGAACGGTTTGACGTTTTTAGTTAAAACAACTAAATCATACTCAAACCTTGTAAACTTCTTTAAAGGTGGTGGGCTTGATCCTTGGGGTAGAGATAACTCAGATTCCATTACTATTATGTCTCCCGTCGAACAATACCTTATTCAAAAAAGTAAAAGACTCTTTAAAGGGTTTGACGAATACGACGAGATTCACAGGTTTGTATTCGATATTGAAACCACAGGTTTAGATCCTAAAACAAGTAAAATATTCTTGATAGGGATGAAAGACAATCGTGGTTTTATAAAATTATTATCGGCACAAAATGAAGATGAAGAACGTCAAATGATAATTGAGTTTTTTAAAACTATTGACGAATTAAAACCTTCTCTTGTTGGTGGGTACAACTCGGCATTCTTTGACTTTCCTTTTATTTTAAAACGTGCAGAAATATTAAAGTTAAATATTAAAAAAATAGCAAAAACTTTAAATCCCGATTATTCTTTAAAACAAAAAGACGGGATTCTAAAGTTGGCGAATGAAATGGAACCTTACGTTCAAACACAAATGTGGGGTTATAATATTATCGATATTGCACATGCGGTTCGTAGAGCACAAGCAATCAACTCAGATATTAAGAGTTGGTCATTGAAATACATCACAAAATTTATTGAAGCAGAAAAAGAAAATCGTGTTTATGTTGAGGGAGATAAGATTGGTAAAATCTACTTCGACAACGAAAACTATTGGATGAATAAAGAAAATGGTGTTTACAAAAAGGTTGGGGTTAATGAAAAGATAGACAAAATATGTTCAAGAAGGGACGACGTTTATAAACAAATCACAGGTTCAAAAATTATTGAAGATTATCTTGACGACGACTTATACGAAACAATGATTGTTGACGAGCAGTTTAATCAAGCAAACTTTTTACTTTCAAAGTTGGTACCAACAACATATGAAAGACTCTCAACTATGGGTACTGCAACATTATGGAAAATGATTATGTGTGCTTGGTCATACAAAAACAATTTAGCATTACCTAAAAAGAAAGAAAAACGTAAATTCACAGGGGGACTTTCTCGTTTGGTACAGGTTGGGTATTCAAGAAACGTATTAAAACTTGACTACTCATCACTATACCCTTCCATTCAGTTGGTACACGATGTATTCCCCACTTGTGATGTTACGGGAGCTATGAAGAGTATGTTAAAGTATTTCCGTGATACACGTATTAAATATAAAAATTTAGCAAGTGAATATAAATCAATAGATTTAAAGGCGTCCATTTCATACGATAGAAAACAATTACCAATTAAAATCTTTATTAATGCGTTCTTTGGTTCCTTATCGGCACCTCACGTATTTCCCTGGGGTGATATTGATATGGGTGAACAGATTACTTGTACGGGTAGACAGTATCTTCGTCAGATGATTATGTATTTTATGAAACGTGGTTATGTTCCGTTGGTAATGGACACGGACGGGGTCAACTTTGAAACACCTAAAGATAGAGAAAACTATAAATATATCGGTAAGGGTTTAAATGGTTTGGTTAAAGAAGGTAAAGAATATGTAGGTGCCGAAGCGGATGTTGCAGAATACAACGATTTATTTATGAGAAATGAAATGGGTCTTGATATCGACGGTGTGTGGCCAGCAACAATTAACGTGGCTCGTAAAAACTACGCACTTCTTACTGATAAGGGTAAAGTTAAACTTACAGGTAACTCTATTAAATCTAAAAAACTTCAAACATATGTTGCTGAGTTTTTGGATAAAGGGTTAAGAATGTTACTTGATGGTAAGGGTGGTGAGTTTTTAGATTTCTATTATGAATATGTAAGTAAGATTTATAATAAAGAAATTCCCTTGGCTAAAATGGCGAACAAGGCTCGTGTTAAACAATCAATCGATGATTATAAAGTTCACGTCACAAAAACAACAAAGTCAGGTAGTTTAATGTCAAGACAAGCCCATATGGAACTTTTGATTAATGCTGGTAAAACTCCAGGTTTAGGTGATACGATTTATTATGTTAATAATGGTGAAAAAAAATCACACGGTGATGTTCAGAAAAAAACCACAAAAATGACTAAAAAACAAATCGAGGATTATACGAAAATACACGGAGCAGTTCCACCTGAAATGTTATCAAAAAGTGAAGTTATTTTAAATTGTTATTTAATTGATGAAAAAGAAATTGAAAACAACCCTGACTTATTAGGTGATTATAACGTATCAAGAGCATTGGCAGCATTTAATAAAAGAATAGAACCATTACTTGTTGTTTATAGTCCCGACATTAGACAAGACATTTTAATTGAGGATCCAAAGGATCAACCAATATTTACTAAATCACAAACAGAATTAGGTAGAGGATTCCCAATGAAAGAGAAAGATCAAGATAACTTAGATGAGGTATTAACATTATCTGATATGGAGATTAATTTTTGGCAATCAGTAGGTATTGATCCTTACTATATGTATATTGACGATACCATTAATTTAGTGGACGAAAATAGAGTTAACAACAACAGAGTGTTAATGAGTAAAGTAGCAAAGGTATCGAAAGTGGATGATGATGAATTTTATGAATTTGATGTTGACGGAGATTTAATCTCATTAGTTTTTGATTAAGAGTTTTTTAACCCGTCTGATGATAATATATACCAAAAGGATCCTATGTACATAAATTCAACACAGGATCCTTTTGATAGTTCCACTTCATTAAATTCTTCATCTATTAGAATTTCAGATTTAACTAAAACATTTGTTAATGATTTAACCACAACGTGATCGGTAGTTTTGTGATCTAAAATAATAGTACAGTTTTCAACACCCTTAACAATTAAAGCATACTCACCATTTGTGGTGTAGTTTTGATTTGTAACTATTGCTGATTCTGATGTTTCAATTTCGTTACCGTTAATAATCCTTTTGGAGGGTATTGATTTAAATATTGCCATAAAAAATTATATAACAGTATATGGACTTGTAAAGGGTCTGTATTTTAATGCTTTATTCATATTTTCAGCCTGTAACCCCTTAATCTCCCATTGTTTTTCAGGTCTTAATCTTTCAAGTCTTGTTTTTAGTTCTTCCCACAACATAGCCTTTTCGTCTTTTGCTTCCGATTGTAATGTTGTATATTCTAATGTTAATTCAGAATCGGGAGTTTTTAAGTTACCACTATACTTACCTCTAACTCTTGCTAACGTTTCTTTACAATATGCCGTAAACCATCTCCTAACCCAAGTTTGTCCTGGAGAATTTAATTCGTCCCATCTCATTTCATCAATAGGAACGTCAGAAGGTAATCTTATTATATCGGGGTTTTTCTTTAAACAATCTTCTCTATCGTTTGTTTCGTAATACCAATACCACACTCTATAATCGTGTCTTTTCATATTACCAAAATCAAATTTACCACCGGGTACGTTCATTAAATGGATTGCCTTTTTACCTTCAGGTAATGCAGTAACTCTATATGTTAAATCACCCGTAATGATTCTTCTTTTAATATTAATATCTGACATCCTTAAAAGAATGTCAAATGCTGGTGTAACAAAATAGTTACCTGTCGTACCCATTTGTGAGAAACCCGCACCACCACCAAGACCAACACCACCCATACCACCAAATCCACCCATAAATGGATCAAAATATGCGGCATCTAATTCGGGTCTACTAAACCATAAAAGTTCGTTTAACTCTCTTCCTGCCGGTATTTCGTATACTTGTTGGTGTGGTATTAAATCTATATAATCTTTTTTAAGTACATAATCTCCACCTGCTTGTAAACCTACAATTTTTGAATATGAGTACGTGTATTGAGTTTCCCAATCCAAACTTCTTGTTGTTAACGCTCTAGTGATTGATTGTTCGTCCAAGTTAAGACCATAAAGAGATGACCATTGGCTTTCAATTAACCAATCATTTACGTGTTGTGCATAATCTTGAATGGATAATTCTAAAAGTGAGTCCATCATTTCGTCCTCCAACTCAACAGAACGTAGAGGAGCACCCAAAAGATTTTTTATTCTTTTATATAATTTACTTCTTTCTGGTTCTTGAATTATTATAGTAGACATAAAGATATTTTCTATATAAATATCTTATTTAGATAAAATACTTTAGTTAAGTTTCTTTTTTGTCTGTTCAACATAAGAATCATTAACGAAATCCCAATTTACCACTTTCCAAAAATTGTGTATATATTTATCTCTTTCGTTTTTGTATTTTAAATAATATGCGTGTTCCCACAAATCTAAACCTAACAATGGGTATCCATTATTTTTTTCAGTACCCATTAGAGGGTTATCTTGGTTGGATGTTGTAACAATTTTTAACGTATTATTTTTAGTTAGAATTAACCAAACCCAACCCGAACCAAATCTTGTTTTAGATTCTTCTTCAAACTTTTCTTTAAATTTTTCAAAAGAACCAAATTGTTTATTAATTTTAGATAGAATCGGATCTTTAATAGTTTGTTTTTTAGGTGATAACATTTTCCAAAAAAGAGCGTGATTAAAAGCCCCACCACCATTGTTTTTAACTTTATCGTTAAACTTTGATATTTTTTTAATTATCTCTTCTAACTCTAAATCCTTACCTTTTATTTTTTCTAATTCGGAATTTAATTTCTCAACATACCCCTTATAATGTTTATTATAATGAGTTTTCATTGTTTCCCCATCAATAAAAGAAGTTAAATCATCATATCCGTAAGGTAATTTCTCTATACTGATTTTTTTAATTTCCGAAATAATTTTAAGATTAGACGAAGAATCCGATGAAATTTTAGACTCCAACAGATTAATTTTTTTATTTATTTTATCAAATATCATATTGATAAATATCACCTATCTTTGGAAATCATATTTAACATTTCTTCAATAGAAGATGCTTCATCCATAATATCGTCACCCATAACTGTTGATATAATCTTTTTCTTTCTATTTAAAATGTCATAGATTGCACCTTCTATTGTGTTTTCAAATAAAGGATAATAAACTGATGTTGAGTTTTTTTGTCCTATTCTATGTGATCTATCTTCTGCTTGTGCGTGTTCAGCAGGAACAAATGATAAGTCATTCATAATAACGGCTTCTGCGGAGGTTAATGTTATACCAACACCTGCAGCTTTCAAGTTACCAATGAACACTCTGATTTTATCATTTTCTTGAAAATCATCTACAGACTTTTGTCGATGAGGTTTTGAACAAGAACCATCCAAATAAACCGCTTGTTTTCCAAAATGATTATAAATCTCTTGTAATGTGTCGGTAAAGTTTGTAAAAATAATAACTTTTTTCCCTTGTTCGATAATATTTTCAGCCAACTCGATTGTATTTTTTACTTTTTCTTGCGCTATAATTTTTCTTACTTTCATTAGTTTACCAAACTGAATTGTAAGAGACGATGATTCTTCTGAGTTGTTATCATACCAATTAAAATATTCACCCATAAGTTCCTCATAATCTTTTGATTTTAATCTCAAATACACGGGTGTAATAATTTTATCGGGTAAATCTAAAACCTCATCTTTTAATCTTCGTAAAATATGTGATTGTGTCCTTTCTCTTAACTCATCTAAGTTAGATGCTCCCGTTACGTTCCATACTTTTCTTTTTCCAACACTAAATTGAAAACCATTACAGTATCTTCTAGCATAAGCCATCCAATTGGTAGCAACAGGACTTTCAACTAAACTTAAAAGATTAAAATAGTTCATAGGTCGAGATGTCATTGGGGTTCCCGTTAATAACCAAACCCTTTCCACTTTATCACAAATATCATTTACAATTTTTGTTCTTTGTGCTTGTGGATTCGATATCATATGAGCCTCGTCCATAATAACTAAATCAAACTTTGTGTTTAAAATTGTTGATTCATCTCTTTTTTTGGGATCGTGAAAGTTTTTTAATATATCGTAATTTATAATAACAAAATCAGATTCACTTGAAAATTTTTTACCTTCCGCAATATAAACGGACCTACTTGAATACTTTTCAATTTCTCGTTGCCAATTTATTTTTAAAGATGCTGGACAAACTATTAATATTTTTTTTGCCCCCGTTTCTAACGCAGCGACGATTGTGGAGGTTGTGTTGTGGGTTACAATACAATGTTCGGTAACATATAGTTTATCAGGAGAATCTACCGATATACAAACACTCTCTTCAAACCCAACTTTTTCAATATTTTTAATATATCTACCTGTAGGGTATTTTTTTGGTTCGACATATCTTTCCGATTTACGTTTTAATCGAAATGGATTCATACCTGAAGGTAATTTAATGTTAACCCTATAAGCTAATTTACCTTTCTTTTTTTCACCCTTATATGTGTAAGTTGGGACACGAGTTTTAACTCTGGCTATACCACCTAATGTTTGTACCACTTCAACAACGTCATCACAAAGTTGTTTTGAAATTGTACAAAATTCAGTCCCTAAAAACTTTCCACCACCATTAAACATACAATGACCATCAGTATCCATTAATCCTTGTAAAATTGATAATCTATTTTCAATTGATGAATATTTGTATATATCAGGTATGTATTTGTTATGTGATCTTGTATGTTCAACATTTATATCGAATAAAGATGTACCAACGTTTGTATATCCATTTCTACTGTTACGTTGTGGTTTATTTTCTTTTAAATTTAATAAGTCGAATAAACCATCATAATCATCTTTATGGACTGAAAATCTAATATTTTTTTTATTAAATGAACCATCACCTAAACCAAGACCTAACAAATAAGGGTCAATCGGAAGGGTATCATTTCGTTCAAATTGTATTTGTTTTACGATTGGTATTTGCCATTTATTATTCTTGTTTGGTGATTTATAATAAGTTTCAATTTCGTATTCTTTATCTTTATTATTGTCAATACCTTTAACTTTAATTTTACCTCCCTCATACATTTGTTTTGTTGATAAAACTAAAGATTTTTTTAGTCTTTCGTTTTTTCTATTTTTACCGTAATTGGGGGATGAAACAGACCATAAATGTGTGCCGTCTGTTTTTATTTTAACACCGTCGTTGAATGTTATTTCATAAATGTCTTGTTCGGGTTGTGGGTAAACTCCAATAATTTTATAAGTATTCCCATCACTTCCTATCACATCATCACCAACACAGGAATCCCCAATTTTTTTAGTCCCATATGGTGTATAAATTTTTGTAGATTTTACCAAACCTTTACCCAAACCCATATCATCCGCTAAAATAAATTTCTTATTACCAACCAATTTTTGAATTGCTTCTTTTTGGTGTTCCATTGGTAATCGGTGATTGTATTTTGTGTAATCGACAACAACATTTTTTACTTCGTTGTCTTTTATAAGTGCCGATTTTGGTAACCAAAAATCGTGAATAGTTTCACCACTAAAAACTTTCCCCCATATGTGATAAGATTTATCTTTCTCAACTAAAAGTTTTTCAACATAAATTTCAGTTGGTTCTTTGGTGTACATTTTATCTTCCATCATCTTTTTACCAAAGTAGGTGTCTAACTTAACCCATTTTTTTGCCACTTTTGGTGTTCGTCCGTGAAAGTTAATAATATATTCTGCCTGAGATCTTGTTGGTGTAAATGATTTACTATTTTGCTTCTTATGTTTTAACGATAGGATATAGTTGTTTGACCCAACATAATCGTCTAACAATTGAAGGGCTCTTGTTTCGGGGGTTTTTGAAATTAATTCTTCCATTATAATATAAATAAAAATAGTAAATAATATAAAAAAATCAATCAAAGTATTTATATATATGGCACAGAATAGGGTACCGATTACAAGATTAAATAAGTTTTTTTCAGAAGAAGACTTTAATTTAGATATTTCTATGGGGGAAGAGTGGTTGCATGGTGATATGAACTTTACTGTAGTATTATATAGGGTTGATAAACAAAAGACTAATACAGATGATGTGTACGGTGAAGCATTGACAGATGGAATACAATTTTTATCACCTATAGAGTTAAAGGGTTATGTCAAAATAGATGCTCCTGCAAATTCAGATTACGCCAATTCTAAATTGTCTCAAATTGAGCCAGGTAATATGACATTTAGTATTTATCAAAATTATTTAAATCAGTTGGCAATTGACATATCTTTGGGTGATTATATCGGATATTATGAAACAGAAGATAAAGTTAGATACTATACTGTAGTTAACGATGGTAGAATTACTTCAGACAATAAACACACATACGGTGGATATAAAAAATTCTATAGAACAATAATCGCAACACCTGCAACTAACAACGAATTTTTAGGAATATAAAATGGCACTACCAAAAAAAGAAAAAAATTATTTACCTTTAATACCCACTAAAGTTGGTGTTGAGAGAAGACAGGAAATGTTAGATGACATTACTGATTACGGTACTTTCTTACCTAAAGGGGTATTACATGCTGATTTAGATAAAGGAATTTTGGATTTTGTTAAGGACGATTTAAAATTAACCGTAGACGGGGTAATTGTTCCTACAGTAAATAAAATTATAACAACACAAAGTTGGTCACAATTTACCGAGACTTGGGATTTTCAAGATTTAGATAAAAACGTTTCATTACCATTTATTATCACAGTTAGACAACCTGAAGTAAAATACGGTAAGTTTCAAGGGGGAATTGCTAACATACCTAATAGAAGAGAATTTTTTTATTACACAGTACCCACTTGGGATGGTCAAAGAAAAGATGCTAACGTATATAAGATTCCACAACCTGTACCTGTAGATATCACTTATAATATAAAAATATTTTGTAATAGAATGAGGGAGTTGAATGAGTTCAATAAAATTATGATGCAAAAGTTTACCTCAAAACAAGCTTACACACAAATTAAAGGACATTATATGCCAATCACTTTAGAAGATCCTGTTGATGAGTCCGCAAAGGAGATTGAAAAAAGAAAATATTACGTTCAAAGTTATAAAATTACTTTAAACGGATTATTGATTGATGAGGACGAATTTCAAATATCTCCGGCAATTACAAGACAAGTGTCTTTGTTTGAATTTGAAAGTGGTAGGAAATCTAAACGTGTAAAAATAGAACCCCCAAACCCTAATACATTTGATTTAGATTTAACATTTGTTAGTGGAAATACGGAATTAAGTGAGGTTTTTAGATATGACGCCAATATTATTGTTACAGGAACTGAAAATGTGATAAGTTGTTTTTCTTTAGATTATTCATCATCAACAACTAATACTTTAAATTATACTAATTGTAGCGGTAATTCCGTAACACTATCAACAACTGTAGGTAATAGTGGTTCCATTTGTAGTAAATCGGGAACTGTTCCATATTTTACTAATGTTACGGGTGGAACGTTAACATCCACAACATCTTGTGCTAATGGTTATTCCGTTTATATAAACAACAATTATGTTGGGGATAATGTTGGTGTCATTCAAATATGTTCTGGAGATACTTTAAAAATCGTTGTTTATAAAGATAACCCATCACTTCAATCAATAATTAAAACCGAAGTGGTGTTGGTTTAATTACTCACCGTAAATGTCTTTTTCTTTTACACAGGTTTTTTTAATAAGGTTCTCTAAAAACTTATAAAGTTTCAAACCATTCTCTTCACAATATTTTTTTAGGATATCGTGCGATTCTTCTGAAATCTTTATATTTTTTATTTTTTTCATAAATATAAATATTATAAGGTAGAAAAAAGGAAGAATTTTTTCATACTACCACATATTTATTATCTTTTAAGTCAGATTTTTGCCCATTTTAAATGTATTTATTAATAAAAATAAATCTTTAATTAAATAGACAAATGGCATCTACTACAAAAGTATTCGTTTCACCTGGAGTTTATACCTCAGAAAGAGACTTAACTTTCGTTGCACAAAGCGTTGGTGTAACAACATTAGGGTTAGCGGGTGAGACTTTACAAGGTCCGGCGTTCGAACCAATTTTTATAACAAATTATGATGAGTACCAAGTTTATTTTGGGGGAACAAGTCCTGAAAAATTCGTAAATACTCAAATCCCTAAGTATGAAACCGCATATATTGCTAAAGCATACTTACAACAATCAAATCAATTATTCGTAACAAGAGTATTGGGGTTATCAGGATATGATGCTGGACCATCTTGGTCAATTGTTACTGCGGGTAATGTTCAACCTTCAACTATTGGGGTTACAGGTACAACAGGTCCTTTTTATGTAAACTTTACGGGTACCACAGGTGCTAGTTCAAACATTACAATAACTTCAGTTCCTGCGGCTTTATCATCAGACTTCTACAACACCTATACAGAATATAATGGAGGAACATCATCACTAAACGCCGATTTCCAACAATATATTTCAACACAGGTTGGTTTGTATAGTACATCGTCGGCATTATCGGGAAGAACTGCATATTTTTGGGGTTCAGTTAGTTCAACAACATTTAATTTAGTAACAGGTTCTTCAGTGAACGTTGGTGGGGCAACAGCATACACCGAAACATTTGGTGTTAACAATGTAAATGTTGCAAACGCAGATTTAGCTTCAACAACAAACGATGCTTGGTATTACGGTTTATTTGACTACAGTCAAGGAAATAACAACGTTAATTCATATTTTGGTTATGGATTTGGTTCTGTTTTAAATAGTATCACAGGATTAACTGGTGGTGTTTACTCAGGTAGTATGAAAACATATATTACTAATTATTCAGGATCACCTTACGCCGAGTTTGATAATATGGTTGTTTCAACGTTAAGATCAAGAGGTGTAACAAACTACTCAAGTACACAACACGGACCATTATTCCAAGTTACGGGAACTACTGACGTTACAATTGATTGTAGTGGTGGGTATTCTGCAGTAACTAAAAACCCATACGAAACTTTTGTTATTTCAGGTATCACTAAAGACGGAGAGACTTTTAGTTTTGAAACATCATTAACAACTACCGACTCTGAATATATTTCTAAAGTGTTTGGAAGAAATAACTTTGGTAAAGATAGAACTGAGGTTCCGTTATTTGTTGAGGAGGTTTACTCAAGTTTATTACAAACAGGTTATAGAGACGGTAAAATTAGAGGTTTATATTGTGATTTAGTATCTTTACCGGGAGTTACTGATACTACAAGTAATGACTATTCAGATTCATTAGGTTTCTATTTAGAACAATACCAAACACCTGAAACACCTTTCTTAGTGTCTGAGTTAAGAGGTAGTAAAGTTTATAAACTTTTCAAATTTAAATTAATTTCTGACGGTAACGCCGCTAACAAACTTGTAAAAATGTCAATCGGGAACATCTCATTCTCAAACGGAACATTTGATGTATTCATTAGAGATTTCTATGATAATGATCAAAATGTTAGAGTTATTGAAAGTTTCACTAACTGTTCTATGGATCCAAACCAAAACAACTATGTGGCTAATAAAATTGGTACCTCTAATGGAGAATACCAAGTTAAGTCTAAATATGTAATGTTAGAAATGAGTGACGAAGCCCCAACAGACGCACTACCTTGTGGGTTTGATGGATATGTTAATAGAGAGTACGCAAATGCAACACCACCATTTATGGTTTACAAAACTGAATATTTAAAAGCAGGTGATGTAATTTATAACCCACCTTTTGGTTCATCTTCAGGTGGTGACAATCCAGTAATTTCTAACGGTGAAAACCCAAGAAGAGCTTACTTAGGTATTTCAAATATTACGGGAGTTGATTACGATTTCTTTGAGTATAAAGGTAAACAAATACCTGCTAACTTAGGTACTGACACTACAGGTATTAGTTGGGCATACAGAACTAAAGGTTTCCATATGGATAGCGGAGCAACTGTAGTTACAATGTATAATGTTTTAACATCAGCTTATACACAAGCGTTTGAAGTTGGTGTGGGATCATTTAATAGTGAACCAACTGATACAGATAATCCTTACTACAAATTGAATACTCGTAAATTTACATTGTATCCTTATGGTGGATTCGACGGATGGGATATCTATAGAGAATATAGAACAAATAGTGACACATTCGCATTAGGACAAGTAGGGTTTAAATATGGGGCGGCTCCGTCTGTAACATACCCAACGGCATCAGGATGGGGGGCGTTTAAACAAATTTCAGGACCTAACCAAGAGACTTGGGCTAATACTGACTACTACGCATATAAAATGGGACAAAGTTCATTTGCTAACCCTGAGTCTGTTAATATTAACGTATTTGCTACTCCAGGTATTGATTATGTAAATAACTCAAACTTAGTTGAGGATGCTATCGATATGATTGAAACGGACAGAGCGGATTCAATCTACATCTGTACTACACCTGACTTTAATTTATTCTTACCAACATATGGTGATATTGAAGAAGGATTAATCTACCCTCAAGAGGCTGTCGATAATTTAGAAAGTACGGGTATTGATTCTAACTATACCGCATCTTACTACCCTTGGGTTTTAACTAGAGATAGTGTGAATAATACTCAAATTTATTTACCACCAACAGGTGAAGTTGTTAAAAACTTAGCGTTAACTGATAACATCGCATTTCCTTGGTTTGCATCCGCAGGTTACACGAGAGGTTTAGTAAATTCAATCAGAGCACGTAAAAAATTAACACAAGAAGATAGAGACACTCTTTATAAAGGTAGAATCAACCCAATTGCAACTTTCTCTGATGTTGGTACTGTAATTTGGGGTAACAAAACAATGCAAGTTAAAGAGTCAGCACTTGACAGAATTAATGTTAGAAGATTGTTGTTACAAGCTCGTAAGTTAATTTCAGCAGTGGCTGTTAGATTATTGTTTGAACAAAACGATGATAAAGTTAGACAACAATTCTTAGACTCAGTAAACCCAATCTTGGATTCAATTAGAAGAGATAGAGGTTTGATTGACTTTAGAGTTACGGTTTCTAACACACCTGAAGATTTAGATTCAAACACTTTAACGGGTAAAATATTCTTAAAACCAACAAGAGCGTTAGAGTATATTGACATCGAGTTTGTTATTACACCAACAGGGGCATCTTTTGATGACTTATAATAAAAACAAAAAATAAAAGGATGGGGAGTAGAAATACTCCCCATTTGTATATTTATATAAAAAAAATTATGAAAATAGAAAAAATATTAATCAAAGAAAGTGTGGGAATTAATAAAAATGATCCACAAACATTCTCAAGTAAAAAACAAAACATTGTTATTACTGAATCACAATTAGAAAAACTTTTAGAAAAACTTAAAAAATAATGAAATACACTAAAGAGATTTATAAATACGTTTTTAAACAAAAATTAAGTGAGGGGTTTAATGACGTAGGTAGTCCTGATTTAAAATACTATGCTTTTGATTGGGATGATAATATTGCATTTATGCCAACAAAAATTATGGTTATGTCCGAAAACGAGGAAGAAGTCCCAATGTCTACTGAAGATTTTGCAGAACATAGACATCAGTTGGGTAGTGAACCATTTTCTTATAAAGGTACCACTATTGTTGGGTATGCACCTAACCCTTTTAGAAATTTTAGAGTAGAGGGAGATAAGAATTTTATTATAGACTCAATGGTTGCAAGTCCCGGTCCTTCGTGGAATGATTTTGTTGAATGTATAAATGGTGGTTCTATTTTTGCAATCATTACAGCAAGAGGACATACACCTGAAGTATTAAAAGAAGCTGTCTTCAATTACATCGTTTCTAACCACAATGGGATAAATTCAAAAACTTTAGTTGAAAATCTAAAAAGATATAGGAATTTAAATACTGAAGAGGTATTTGAATCAGTAAAAGATTTACAATTCCAAGATAAGGATTTAATACAGGAGTATCTTGATTTGTGTAAATATGAACCCGTAACTTATGGAGAAGGTGATGCATCAAATCCTGAAGAGGGGAAAATTAAAGCTATGAGAAATTTTATTTCATATTGTAGACAAATGGCTCAAGAGATTGCAAAAACATCAGGATATAAAGGAAACCCAATGTTCAAAGATGATATTTCAAATAATGAGGTTTTACCTGTAATTGGTTTTTCAGATGATGATTTAAAAAATGTAGAGAAAATGAATGACTTTTTAGAAAAAGAATATCCAGAAAAACCAGTAGATATATATTTAACTAAAGGAGGAGAAAAAATTAAATATAATAAATAATTATTATAATATCTAGTCTAGTAGAAGAATAATTTTTATCTGGAACAAAGTAAATAGAAAAAAAATAAATAAGACGATATTTATATTAAAATAAATAAAACAAATAAAAAAATAGACAATGGCTGATTTATTAATGAAAATGCCCTTTCAGTACGAACCTAAAAAAAGTAATAGGTTTATATTGAGTTTCCCTTCTTCTTTGGGGATTAATTCTTGGTATGTTGAAAAAGCATCTAGGCCAAGTATTAAAATAGATACAAAAGAGATTAAATTTTTAAATACTCAAACATACGTTGCAGGATTCTTCAATTGGGAGTCAATTGCGGTGACTTTAAGAGACCCAATCGGTCCTTCAGCATCTCAAGCAGTTATGGAATGGGTTCGTTTACATGCTGAGTCGGTAACAGGACGTATGGGTTATGCTGCTGGTTACAAAAAAGACGTAGATTTAGAAATGTTGGATCCAACAGGAGTTGCTGTTGAAAAATGGATTCTACAAGGATGTAGTATTACCGATGTTAAATTCAACAGTGTTGGATACGATAATAGTGATATTATGAAAATTGATATGACATTACAACCTGACCGTTGTATATTAGTATACTAATAATTTTTTTCAAAAACAAATAAACCCATCTATTAAGGTGGGTTTTTTATTTACAATAATTTTATTCAATTTATTTTTAAAATAAAAATTATTATGGATAATGCTTTAGATTACGGACAACAACAATTTAATTTACCACACGATGTCGTAAAACTACCTTCTCGTGGAGTTTACTACACACCAAAAAAAGAATCACTTAAGGTTGGTTATTTAACCGCAGCAGATGAAAACGTATTAATGTCACCAAATAATACTAAAGACGGTATAATTAAAACATTATTAAGAAGTAAGATATATGAACACGGATTTGATATTAACCAAATGATTAACGTGGACGTTCAAGCTATATTGATTTTTTTAAGAAATACCTCATTTGGACCTGAATATGAATTCTCAATAAGAGATCCAAAAACTAATATCAACTTTGACACAACAATTTTACTTGATGAGATCAATTATTTATCACCTAAACACACACCAAACGATGAAGGTTTATTTGATTATGAATTACCAAAAAGTAAAAAGAAAGTTAAATTAAAACTTTTAACTTTGGGTGAAGAGGGAGAGTTAGAGTCTATAGTTGAACAATATCCTAAAGGTATGACTGCTCCCGTAATTACTAAACGTTTAGAAAAACATATAGTAGAGTTAGACGGTAATAGAGATAAAGGTATTATCGCCACGTTTATCAACCAAATGCCGATATCTGACTCAAAAGATTTAAGAAAATACATTTCAGAGTGTGAACCTAAAATGGATTTAGATAGAAAAGTAATAGCCCCGTCTGGAGAAGAGGTAACCATTGGTGTTACCTTTGGGGTTGAATTTTTTCGGCCTTTCTTTTAATCACAAAAAAAATTTAATGGATGAATTTTATTATCTAATAAAATTTGCAAACTTTTCGTATTCAGACGTTAGTTATATGCCTACGTTTGAAAGAAGGTATTTTATTGACAAACTAATCAAGGAATATGAAAAAAATGCAAAATAACCTATTTATAATATAAAGAAAAACTATGTGGTTATTTAACGCTGGAGAACCTACTGATGAATTTGCTGCAAAGGGTATGTCCTTTGATGAAATGGCTACAGGACTTAGAACTGCTTTGAAAGCGTCAGTTGATCCACTAAAGGTTGGATTTGAAACGTTAACCGGAATGGAAGTGATGGCTAAAACACTACAAAGAACTATTGGTAGTGGGTTAGTTGGAAATAGTGAAGAGTTTAGAGAAAAAATGTTTAGAGTGTACGAGGAGACATCTAAGATAGGGGGGTCATTTGAGGATGTTAGTAATGTTATGTTAGGGCTTTATAGTGGATTAGATAAAATGGTTGAACCTTCAGAGAAAGTAACTCAACAAATGGTGCAATTACACCAAACTACCGGAATGGAAGCTAAGGCGTTAGGTGGGTTAGTTTCTGATTTTATGAGATTAACATTTTCACAAGAAAAAAGCGGGGAATTAATTAAAAAAATTACAGATTTAGCAAGAAAAGGGGGTGTAAGTGTTAGTGCGTCATTAACTAACTTCCAAAAAACCTTTAAACAGGTAAACGCTTATGGGTTTAAAAATGGAGTTGACGGGTTAAATAAAATGAATGTTCAGGCAATGCAACTTAGAACTACAGTTGAAGATATTGGGGCAGCTCAATTAGGACAAACTTTTTGGGATCCTGAAAAAGCAATTGAAGCCGCTGCTGGAATGTCGATGCTTGGGGGTTCGATGTCAGACTTAATGAACCCATTCCAATTAATGAATATGGGGGCAAATAATGTTGAAAAGTTACAAGAAAAATTAATTGATTTATCCGCTTCGGCATATAAAGTAAACGACACTACAGGAGAAATCGAAACTAACTTTATTGCTCAACAAAGATTAAAGGCTCAGTTAGATACTTTAGGTAAAGGTGGTGAATATGAAAAGTTTATTAACTTAGGTAAAGAAGCGGCTAAACAAAAAATGATTTTAGATGACTTATCTAAGAGTGGGTTAGGTAATTTATTTGAGGGTGAAGGTAAAACATTTACTGAAGAGGATAAAAAATTAATAGCTTCTTTAAGTGAAGTAAAAGATGGTAAGGTAAGTTTAAATATTCCTGGATTTGGTAAACCTATTGACGATTTAAAAGGTGCGTTATCTAGTGACACAACCGCGAAAGCAATTAAATCTGCATTAGAAGAATATCAAACCGCCGCTAATCAATCAGAAAAAGACATAGCTATAAAGGGATTATCAGTTGCCGAAAAACAAGCATTAGACGTAAAGATAATTAGCGAAACACTACTTAGAAATATGAAACCAGACGAAAGAACTAACTTTTTAAAGACAGTTCAAACAGGTCAACAGATGACATCAACAACTACTCAAAATATTGCTAATACAGGTGCTACTGCGGTTGGGGATGTTATCGGATATACTAATACTATATTTAATTTATTAAAGGACAAAATAGTGACAGGTGGTGTACCCGTCGCAACTAACCCGACAGCCCTGGATGACGGGTTTTTTGATGATGGAACTAAAACTCTAAGAATGGGTAAAGGTGAAATGTTTAGTTTCATAAAAGAAGATCAAGCAGTTTTTGCTCCGGACTTAGATGAAAAATTAGGAATTTTAAAGGATTCATATATGAAAATGAAAGATTTTGAAAATTCAGCATTAAGTCAAATAGTTCCAAAAGAATTACCTGAAGTAAAATTACCTAAAACTGAATCAACACAAAAAACCGAAGTCACTGAAACAAAAGTACAAAAAATTGAAGGCTCAGGTAGCGTAAACATAAATGTTAACATTACAAGTAGTGGTAATTTAGCTGACACACTTATCAACGACAGAAGATTTAAAAACGATTTAGAAAAAGAAATTCTATATGTTATTAAAAACAAGGACTTGTTAATGGTGAAAAAACCATAATAAATTCTATTTATATATAAAATTAATAGATGGAAAGTCCATTATCATTTGATTCTACAGAAAACTTTAGAAAAAAATTATTGCTTAAAAATTTAAAACCATACAAGGTTGACGGATTTTATGTAAGTAATGATGGTAGTAAGAATACTGAAATTGTTTTAATCGATTATTCCGTAATCGATGAACAAACCGTTGACGTTGAGGCAAAACTACAAGAACCAAAACTTATTGGGTTAAATAAGTATACACCAATTGGAGGTACTTTTGGTGAGTTAGTATCTATTAACTTAAATTTAAATAGTGAAACTAATCTTGGGAACTATTCATATATTAAGTCTGAAGGATCAAAACTTCAAAATTTTGGAAAAGTAAAAGAACTTGAACTTATAGTTCAAAATCAATATGGACCTGAAGGACAACAAAGTAAAAAACCTGTTACCCCTAATTTAAATTTCCAAACTAAAGCCAATGAGGGTAACTATAGTTATTCTGATAGTATTGGTAGTGATGTTGAATTAGAAGGTGACAAACAAGAAAAACTTTTAAGAGTCTTAAACAAATATTCACCTAGTAACATACAAAATGGCTATGGGGGTTCAGTATTATTTCCTTTATTAACTATAGGTTCTAATCAAGGGGACTATCAATATGTTTCTAATGGACCTAATTTAACGACAATACAATCACAAGATAACGCATATACGTCAAACCTATACGGACCAAATGGTGGGTTTGAAGATATGATTAACCCCAACTTAAATTATCAAACACAAGCAAATAAGGGACAATATAGTTTTGGTGTGTCATCACCTAATAGAACTACTGAACAATCTCAAATTGTTTCATACTTGGCTAACATATTTGGACCTGAAAATCAACCTAATGGTTTTGGAGGAATGATTAACCCAAATTTAGATTTTCAAACACAAGCAAATCAAGGGGAATTTAATTATGAAACATCATCACCTAACAGAACAACAGAACAATCCCAAACGTTTTTATATGCTAAAAATAGATATAACAACGGAGACGGTACGTATGAAGTTTTAAGTATTGATGATTTGGCTTTTGAAAACATTAATGAACCATATTATAATAGTGACACCACATTTGTTTTTCAACCATCTGACTATTCACCAATTAGTATATTAAGTCAAGATAATATTGATAATATCATTGGTAGTGAGGGTTCGTTAAGTCAAGATTCTGATTTGGCGAAATTAGGAGCAAAACAACTACAAAAAGAATTTAAAGCAAGAATCGCTTTTGAATTATTACAACAAACGTTAGGAAGAACAATTTTAACTAACTCATCCATCAACCCAAATAGTGGGGGTGTTTCAGTACAACCTAATTTAGATCCATTCGACACTTTAGGTGTTGTGATGAATAAAATACCATTATTACAAAAAGATTATAGAATTACGTCGGTAGGTGCTGGTTTAGTTGGGGATGCATTATCATTTACCGCTAGACTATCGGGACTTTATTCTCCGTATTCATTAATACCGGGAGAGTACTTTGATTACCCTTCTAAAAATTTATTATCACAAGTCGCAAGTAACCCTATAGGTACCGTTGGTGGTGTGGTTACAAATTTAGCAACAAAAATATTAACACCGTTTATTGATACCGGTTCCGAAAGATTATTAGCAAACACATCAAATGCAACTAAAAGTTTGTTGTTTGATATGTTGTGGTATAACCAATACCGACCAAAATATAAGTTAGATTCGGCATCAAGTCCTAATTTATCTGCACCGAACTCTAATTTTTATGTGGGGTCCGATAAAGATTATTTAAAAAATGTTGTTAGCCCCGTTACCGATTTACCAAAAGATAAAAATGGTAACCCTTCTATTGGTCCTGTTTACGATTATGGTAGAATAGGTAGAGATTTTGAAGGTAACGAAGTAAATAAAAAATTATTCGGATTAAACGCTAAACCATTTTATGATAGTGTTGGAATTCAAGGTGGGTTTACTTGGACTGCTAAAAAGAACTACTTGGATCCAGGAAAATTTGTCGGACCTAAAAACGATAAGACAGGTAACCTTACAAACTTCACAATAGATAGTGTATTCGGAAGTGGATTTGAAAGTACGTTTAATCAAACCAAATCTTCTGATATTGGATTCACTCCTGGATCGATATTAGATGTTACTCAAAAATTAGTTGAAGCGGGAAGTGCAGCATCCTCAAGTAAGTTAGAACACGTAGGGAATGCTATAAATCAAATTTCTAAAGTCTTTAACGACGGATATGTTGAAACAACTAAAGGATCAAGAGTCAGAAGATATTTAACACCAACCGCTGACGGACAAACAGAAGGGAACGAAGTGAAGAGTGTTGTTGGATATGAATACTGTAGACTATTCACTAAGGATAGACCATATTACTCATTTAATGAACTTCAAAAAACTGACGGTAATATAAGAAAATATGGAAGTTCAGTTTTTGATAATACATATAATTTGAATATTGCACCAATGCAAAGTAACCGCTTTGCTTCAACAAACATTCAGGTGATTGACGGAAAATTAAGGGCTAAAAAATATATGTTCTCTATTGAGAACTTGGCTTGGAGAACATCTAGTCGACCTGGTTTCAGAGTTGAGGATTTACCGGCTTGTGAAATTGGACCTAATGGGGGTAGAATTATGTGGTTTCCACCTTATGATTTAAGTTTTGATGATAATACGAGTACTACTTGGCAAGATAATGTCTTTTTAGGGAGAACAGAACCTGTTTATACATTTTCAAATACAAAACGTTCTGGAAGTATTAAATTTAAAATCGTTGTTGATCACCCATCAGTAATGAACGTATTGGTTAATAAAGAGTTAGAAAAAGCTGATGAGTCTGAAGCAACTAAAGTTATCGATTCATTATTTGCGGGATGTGTTAAGTACGATTTAGTTGACTTACTTAAAAAATACCCAATGTTTAGTTATAGTGATATATATAATGTTATTGAGTCATTAACAACTCTAGAACAACTTAAAGATGCTTCAACTGAGTTGGCACCGACAGTACCTACAGGAAGTCAAACAACAACGGTAAATTCAAATTTAAATGATCAAACAAATACGAACACCCAAACTTTAGTTGACGAATTAAATAATAAAAATAATAACGGACAGTTTAAAGAAATAATATTATTATTTCCAAATTCAGTACCTGTACCTTCAGGTGTTGAAAGTTCCTATGAATACGAAGCATATTATAATCAACTAAAGGGGTTACAAAGTGATTATGTATCAAAATTAAAAGTTGATACAACGGCAGATGACGGGTATTACATAAACTATGATGATAATAATGTACAACTAACGGCAGTTACCGACAATACGGAGGTTATTATGGATCAATGGATTATAGCCAAACCGTCAGCAACAAACACCCTATTTAGTGAAATGGATAATGAGTATTCCGATTTTCAGTCTTTCCAAGAAAAAATTTTAAAGGTATTAAAAAGTGGTGCCGAAGTTAAATTTTCATTAATTGCATCGGCTATCGATAACAACGGGAATAAAAGTTATTTAGAAATGTTGTCCGAAAGAAGATTGGAATCTGTGTATAAACAAATCATAAATTATACAGACGGAGAAAAAACAATTAAAGATTTTATCGATTCTACACCAAAAAAATTAACCATAACAAAAAATCCGAGAGGAACAAAATTAAAAACTGAAAAATATTCTTTTGTTGATTGTTCAAAACCTTTTAAAAACTATTCTGAAGATGGACTTGCTTCGGTTCAGGCTATGTTATGTAGACGTGTATCTATTAGTGACATAGATGTTACTCCTGCATCAACAACACCTAAAAATAATACAACTAATGAACTTGCTGCAAATGAAGCACAATTACCACAAAGTACCGCCGCGGAGAATGATAATAATAACAACACACCATCACAAGCATCATTAACACCTAAAGCAGTTAAAACTGTTGTTAAAGACAAAAATAACGTACTTAGAACTGATTTAACAAAAAGGTTACTTAGAAAATTATTAAGCGAGTGTAATTACTTTGAGATGGTTAGGGAGGCTGATCCAATGTTATATGATGGAATTAAAAGTAAATTTAAAAATTTTCACCCAATGTTCCACTCAATAACACCTGAAGGGTTAAATTCTAGACTTACGTTTTTAAATCAATGTATGAGGCCTGGAGATACTATACCGACGGCTGTTGATTATGGGGGACAAACACAATTTGAATATAATGACGTATTCAATAGTGCATTTGGTACACCACCAATTTGTGTTTTAAGAGTAGGTGATTTTTACCACAGTAAAATTGTTATTGAAAGATTGACATTAAAATACGAAGATGCTAAATACGACATCAATCCAGAAGGTATTGGACTACAACCAATGATAGCTGAAGTTGATTTAAGTTTTAATTTTATTGGTGGTCACGGAATTGCAAATCCTGTTGCTGAATTACAAAACGCATTATCATTTAATTATTATGCAAACACAGAAATGTATGATGATAGAGCAACTATAACTGATGAAGTATTATCTAAATTTGACTCTCAAATTTTATTAGACCTTAAAAATATTTCAGGTTTAGTGGAACCTTCAGACACACCAAAAGGTAGTGGTGCCGGAAACACTATAGGTACAATTAAAACTAACAATTTAGATGTACAGACAAGTGCAATCACAGGAACAATAGAGTATAAATCTAAAATGGACGAACTTATAGGTGCGACAGGTTCTTATTTTAACACAATGTTCTCCAATTTAAACACGTTAAAAGACAATTTAAATTTAGGTGGATTACTATTATATACTAAACAAAGAAAATATAAAGATGGATATTTTGATTATTTAAGTGGTATTACTAATAGTTTAACCACAACAATTTTAGGTAAACCAGAAAAATACCAAACCACTTTAGATGATTTAATTTCTAGAGGTAAAGAAGATGTTGACAATTTATTAACCCCACCATTGGCGCAAGTTGAACAACAAAACTTCCCTAACACTCAAATTAGAAAAGTTAAGAGAAAATTAAAAAGTATGATTGATGAGGTTAAAAATCCATATATAACGTTTTTAGATGCTGCTCAAACAAACATAATAAAAGAAGAACTTAATTTAATTGCGTTGACGGATCAACTTAATTTTGTTGTAAATAAAACCGATGGTTACATAAATAAACAAGGTAACCCAATTATATATAACATATCAGGTAAAACAGAAGGGGTTGACACTACAAGTAATGTATCTAACACATACGATGAATTGAAGAAGGACTTTTTAAAAATAGGTTCAGACTTAAATGAATTTATGGTTAGATTGGATTCTTATGGTATAGTACCAACAGGAGAAACCTATACCTATAAAGATGATTTTAAAACACAATTGTATTTAAAAGAGGATTTACAAGAAGAGGTTCCACCATCAACAAACGTGTTCTTTATGTTATTTGGAAAAACAATTATTGAAAAACCAAGTTCATTTGTTGATGAGTTAGTTTCTGTTATAGGAGAACTTGAAGGTAACAGAGGAGAATGGAAAACGTTTATTTATAACAACTTAGGGTTTAGTTATGAAGATAGAACAATAGTTCTTAGTATTGGAAACAACGAACCAAAACAAAAACAAACAGGTATTGCTGCCGACTTTAAACGTTCAAAAGACAGACTTCAATCGCAGTTTGATAAATTTAAAGATGATTATTTAAATGATTTATTACCTAATAATGAATATAAACCATTTGGTTTAGTAGTAAAAACAAGGGTTTTAGATTACTTAAAACAAAACACAACAAACCAAGCAGACGCTAAAAATCTTAATGACGTTTGGCAGACGGTTGATAGTGGTGGGGATAAGTATAACTTAAAGAAACAAATGAAATAATATGGATTATTATAGACGATATGATAAATTTTTAATAAACGGAGTGCAAACGGTTGTTCCGTACGTTAATATTGGTAGACGACCGTCTGATCAAAAATATGTGTACAGAGCAAACCAAAGTAGACTTGATAAGATAAGTTATGAAAAATATGGTAGTCCATTTTTTGGTTGGTTAATATTATTGGCAAACCCAATATATGGTGGTATGGAAACGAACATTCCTGACGAAACTATATTAATTATCCCATATCCATTATTAAGTGCGTTACAAGACTACAAAAATGCGGTAGATACACATATTTTTTATTATGGCAGATAATTTAAATCAAAAGTCAATCTATGTTGAAACAGACTATGATAACATCATATTGGTTGACCCTAACAAAATAGTAATTAATAATGAAGTAAAAGAACGTCTTGTTAATCACGAAGACTTGGTTTTTTATGCGAATTTAGAAACTAGAGTAATTCCTAGAACAAAATTAGCGATAGGTGAGTCTTTTGATAGTCCCGTTGTTAACACCAGTATTGCTAGTTTACAGGGTAACACACCTAATGATAAGATTAATTTTTTACAACCATATGGTAGTAAAAACGGAGGTTTTGATACCAGTTGGAGTGATCAATTAACAGGTTCGGGAGCTAGAGAAGGTAAAGGGATAAATCAAACTACAGAATCCGTACAAGAAAGAGACGGAAAAATTGTTTATAATCGTAGTGTAGGTAATTATCAAAACACACAATTATTAGGAATTAAAGACATCTCAGTTAATATATCGGGACTTGGAGTACCCACCGTTAAGATAAACCTTGTTGATGTACAGGGGAGAACTTTATTTGAACAAGGTGAAAAGTCTATATACTCGGTATTTTTTAATTTACCTTACCCTTTATTTTATTTAACCCTTAAAGGTTATTATGGAAAGGCGATACGTTACGCACTTAATCTAACAAAATTTAACGCATCTTTTGATCAGAGAACTGGTAACTACAACATTGAATTAAACTTTATTGGAAGAACAACAGGGTTATTAAGCGACACATTATTGACGTACGCTAAAACGGCACCTAAAATGACGCCAACAACGATAGAAGTTAAACCAACCACAACGACAAATCAAAACGCAACAAGAGGGAACGTAACAACAACAGAATCTTCAATTGGCGAACAAACACTAAAAGAAGTGTATGCAATATATAAATCTAAAGGGTTAATTGATCCTGATTTTCCTGAACTTACGATTGATGAATTTATTGAAGACACGGACAACTTTGTGTCCAAAATGCAGGTGGATATAAAAAATGGGGACTTTGTGGTTTTAAGTGATGTATCTAAATTTAGAAATGAATTATTAGAAATAAAAGATAGGGTATATACAGTTCCTATTACAAAATATTTAGACACGAATAACTACATTTTTTACAATGGACAAATATATTACCCATTTAAAGCAAACATTGATTACCAAAAAAGAGAAACCATTATTTCTGACATAACCTCAGAAATTACCGCAACAAATAATAATTTAAAAAATAATGCATCTTTTGGTGATAACGCATCCTACACTATAGGAAATATAGAAACCAAAGAACAAATAAATGTTAAATTAGATCCTAAAGATATATTTGAAAAGGTTCCATTAACGAATTTAAAAGACGATGATTTTAAAAAAACATTGGCGGTTAGGTTAGGGAGAACACCAAGTCAAGAAGAATTAAGTGAATTTATAAAACAGACAACACTAGACTTCAAAACATACGGTAAAAAAATAGATAATAAGACAGGTAATTTAGTTGACGACATTCCAACACTATTTAAATATGGTGAATTTTTTAGAGGTTCAAATATTACATATAAACCAAATAGTTTTTTAGATGACATAGATATTGGACTTAAAAAGATAAAGGCTGCTGAAGAGTCTATTGAAACGGAATTTACAAATCAATTATCTGATAAAATTATTAAAGAAGATGGTGGGATTGGGTTTAAACCGACAATTAGAAACATTTTTGCAATTATAATGGCTGGTGTGGATACGTTTTATAGGTTATTAGATAAAACACATACAAACGCTTGGAACCAAAGAACTAATCCTATTCGAGTTAATAGTATTATACCATCTGATAAAAATTTTGGACCCGATTCTAAAAATATAATAAATGGTGCCACACAACAATTTAAAGACGCAAATACCGTTTATCCTTGGCCGACATATTTTATTAAAGAAAAACAAAAAGACGATAAGAGCGGTAGAGAACTTTATACTGTAAATTATATTGGGGACCCTAAAAATACACAAGCAACAAAAGGTGATAATTACAAGGCTTGGCCTGAAATTGCATTCTTAGAGGACTATATTTCGGCTTCAGTTAAAAAGGCTCCACTAAAAAACAGAAGTGCGTATAACAACCCAACTGAAGCATCAAAATACGGTTCTTGTAATACTTTAGAGTTTCCATTTGATACATTCCCATACGAAGATATTTCAGAAATTTCTTTTTTCTATGAAATATATGAAAGATTATATACTTTAGTTAATTACACTAACATATATCGAGGTAATTATAAAACATTACAGGTTGATAAGTTTTTGGCTGATATGGAGGCTAAAAATATTATGTTAGGTTCTTCAGATAGTATTTCATTAAAAGAAAAATTAAAAACATCTAAATTTAGTTTAGAAACATTAAGACAATATTTAAAAAGTATTTCTAATAATGGTACTGGTGATAGTTGGTTAAAATATGAAAGAGACATATATGTAAAAGATTATATTGCTAATATGATTAAAACCGATACGGGAATTTACTCATTAAGCACAATTGACGATAGATCAATATCTTTAGAAAATACGGTTCCATTAATTACCGAATTTGAGAAATTTTTAAAGGGTTCTGAACAAAAAAAATTAACATTTTTAGACACCTTACCTTTTACTGATAAGACTTGGACAGATTATAGTTTTTCACAAACACCTGAAGAGTTAAATGATACGTCTAAAACTGTAATATTTTTAGATGATAAAAAAACTATTGCTAGAATTAACCAATCACCTGATGTTACAAACATAAAACCATTCTATAGTCAAACAAAAACTATATTTAATAACTATAATGTACAAATATTAACAAATAAAAATACAGGGAATATTAAAGATTACCCCACATTTAAAAATTTTTACATCAATAGGGAAAGTACTAATTGGTATATTACAGAAAAACGTATTTTATATAACGAAACATATTCAGGTAATGTTGGAACGACATATCAAAGCACATCTTTTTTAAATACACCATATTTTATTAATTCAATTTTAGATGGTGTAGAAAAAGAAAAAAACGGAAACCTAAACCCATATATTAGTACAGGTTACCTTTTTTTAAATTCATTACCTTTACAAGATACTGAAGGGAGTTTAGTTGATTTTGAAAAAGAAGAAAATGTAGAATCTTTGGCAGTAACACTTAAAAAGTTTTCCGCGATACACCAAATACCATACGCATTATTATTAAAATTTGGATCAGTTTGGCATAGATATAAAAAATATGAAGAAGAGGGGATTGATATTTTAGATGATGTATGGAAAGACTTTGATTATAAAAATTATTATGATCCATCAGGTAACGATTTAAATAGAGAATATAGTATTGTAAATTATACGGGAGGAACGGAAAGTTTTAGGGCGTATAAAAATGTGGTAGACACCAACTCAAAAACAACAGACGTTTTTAATTACGGAATGTATCCTAAATTAATTAATGACTTTCATTACTTTTTTACAAAAAAAGATTTGTTTAATACTTACGATCAAACAGAATTTGAAGATTTATATAATAAAGGTAAATTAAAAATTGGATTAAATACTGAGGCAAGAAAAATTACAAATTATGGTATAGATATTAATAACCCTAACCGTTCGATAATTAATAATTCTTATTATCAGTATTTGATATTTGATAAAGATCCAATAATTGATACAGCAAATAAAGTATTTTTTCCTGTACCGTCTTGTGGCGGTATACCATTGAATCAAGCAAATTATGAGTGTTTTAATAGTTTAAATAAATTAACTATTGAGATGAAAGATAATCCGTCAGTTTATAATGGTACCGTTAGAGGGTTTTGGGGAGCACCGCAGTTTGGGTACTTTAATAACGATTTAGTAACAAAACCAAAACATTACGAGTTTTTAAATCGTGCCGTTGGTGACGTTTATTATAGTACGATAGAAACTTTATTTGCTTGTTTTGATAAAAAAACTTTAGATAAGTTTGAAAGTGCGTTTTTATCTTTTTGTAAACCAAACCCAACGTATACTGATTTAAATACAATTGAAAAAGAAACGACTTTATATAAACGAGCGTCTGCTGAATATAAACAATTGAGTTATGTTCTTAAAAAAATGTTCACATTAAAGAGTGACGAATTAAATATAACCAACCAACAAAATAATGATGGTAAGGTGATTGCTCAAAAACAAGTTTATAAATTTACAAAATATCTTGAAGATTTTTTAAATTTTGATGTAATATTAAAATTGGCAAATGCTGGAGGTTATGATAGAAAGGTGTTTAATAGTTTTGTTAATGATCCGGCATTTACACCTGTAGGATCAATACAGTTTAGTCCTTATGTTACGGGAACATTACCGGGATTAAATCAAGGAACCACACTTTTAAATTCACAAGCATTATATAGTAATGAATGGAAAACATTAAAAACACACGTAGGGTTTTCAACATTACCTGGCGTAGAATATACCAATACTGGATCAACAATCACAGATTTCTTTATTGATATGAATGTTGGGTTTACTGAAGACAATATAAAAAATTTAGCACAGTTAATTAAAATATTTGCAAAAGAAAAACATAGTAAAGTTTCAAACGGAGAACCGTTTAGTGATGTGGTATTTAGACAATCATTAAAAGACTTTTTATTGGAAAGAGAAGGTATATTGTCAAGTATGGTAACTGAGGTATCATCGTATTTAAATAAAAACTTACCAAATATAACTATAACAAACAACAACACTAAATCAGTATTGGAAGGTAATGTCACAAAATTAAGTATGTATAACACCTTTCAAGCATTTAACGATAAATGGATTGCCGGTAGTGATTTAACAACTAGAACTATGTTTGAAGACTTTTTATTTCACGACACAGCAAATCACGATATAGGTGATCAACTACAAGTTGATATTATTGCAGTAAAAGATATACTTAAAACTAAAGATCCAGCAACTGACATACTTCTAATTATAGGTGATATATTAAAAGTATGTGGAGATATGTTGTTTTTCTCTATGCCTGCATACATAAACTTTTATGGGTTAAACAGCCCAACAAAAACACCAACACCATTAGATATTGATATACCTAATTCGTTATTTGGTACTTGGACTAATGTTAATTATTTAGACTCTAGACCTAAATTTATTTGTGTATATGTTGGTAAACAATCGGAAAGACCTCAAGCAAAAGAAAATGAATTTGTATTATATGCTGACGATAGTTTCGATTTAAGAAACCCAACAACCTGCCCTTTAAGAATTGCAACGGATAAACAAAACCCGTCTGTATCTAATAAAATTGTCGGGTTTAATGTGGATTTTGGTATTAGAAATCAAAATATGTTTAGTAGTTTAAATGTTAGTATGAACGATAAAAAACCTACAAACGCCACGTTTTTAGTTAATGATCAAACAGCTAACGGTGTTAATGGGGATAAATTGGCGCAACAAACAACATCACTATATAGTTTATATAAATCTATGAGTTATGCTTGTACGGTGACATCGATGGGTAATGTAATGATACAACCATTAATGTACTTTAATTTAAGACACGTACCACTGTTTTATGGTCCATACTATATACATAAAGTAAAACACACAATTTCTTCAGATAAATTTGAGACTGAATTTGAAGGATCTAGAATGCCAAAATATGCTTTACCACAACCTGATAGTTTAGCTACATTTATTAAGACTAACTATTTGGAGAATTTTAAAGCTCAAATTTTAAAACAAGAAAACCCAAGCACAAAAAATCAAGAGGAAACGACACTACTTGATCCTGAAAATCAAGTAAATGAAAATAATTTAAGATTAAAACCGGAAGAAGATTGCCAATTAAAGGTTAATGAAATTTATAAAACATTACCATACGTACCATTAACAAGAGATGGTGTAACTTACGAAGATTTAAAAACATTAATTAATAGTAACGTTACTTTAGGTAGAACAATTAAAACTTTAATATTTACAATTGCGTTATCTAAAAGAATGAATCAAGGAACTGCTTCAACCCTACAACCGCCTAATAATAATTTATTTGAAATTAGTGCCGTATTTAATAATTTTGGTAGTGGACCTGAGTTTAAAAGTTTAATTTGTTATGATAATGGAACCGAAGGAATACCAATGTTTTCTTTCGATAATAAAGGACAATCAATTAAAGTATTAAATAATTGGTATAATGGACCATCAAGAATGGTAACAAACCTAAATACGTTAAACACCGACATTAATTTAACCCCTGAACAAATAGAACAAAAAACAATTGCTCAATTAATGTTAACTACTTGGGATACCTTTGTTGGTATTAATCCGGCAAACCCTTTAGACGAACAAGGGATTAGAAATTATGTTTTAGATAACATAAGTAATGATGCGGTACTTAAAAGTAAATATGAGGTGTATCAAAAATTGGTGTCTGTGGCTCAAACATACTTTCCACTATAATAATTTAATTTTTTATTGTTATTGATATATTTATATATAAAATAAAGTTATGAGCGTAAAAAATTTATTAGACGACTATCTTAGAAAAGATACTAGAGTGACAGAAAAACAAACCCAAAACGGATATAAAGAAGTTTGTGATTTAGATACTGGTGATTGTTATACTATAAGAATGAAAGATGGGCTTATTGAAAGAGTTGATAATACCATTAAAACAAATAGAACATTAAAAGTTGAGACACCTACAGGTGTTAAAACATTATTGAACGGTTAAAAATATAAAAATGAGTTTAGAAAAAAAAATATTAGAGGAATTAAAACGTTTTAATGCTATTAATAGCTACATTATTAAAGAACAAGGGGACGTTCCTCCACCACCCGAAGACCCTGCGGGAGGTTTAGGTTTACCACCTGCACCACCTGCTGGAGATGTTGGAGCACCACCTGCACCACCCGCTGGAGATGCTGCACCACCAGCGCCTGAAGGAGGGGGTGATGAAATTCCTGAACCTGTTGATGTAAGTAATGATCCTGACGTTGAAGAAGTTGGGGGAAAAGAGGATAAAGGTGGAGACGAAGAAACTGAAGAAATTGATATCACAGATTTAGTGACAACACAACAAGAAATTAAAACTAAACAAGACGAGTTTATGGATAACATCTTTACTAAGTTGGACGATTTAGAATCAAAACTAACACATATGGATGATATTATGAATAAAATCGATAGTCTTGAAAATAAGTTTGACAAGTATAGAGAGAAAACTCCTGAAGAAAAATTAATGTTAAGATCATTGGACTCTTACCCTTATAATCAAAAATTAACAGATTTTTTTGAAGACAAAAAAGGGGAGATGGAAGAAACGGGTAAAAATGAATATATTTTAACAACTGATGAAGTTGAAAATTTTTCACCTAACGAAGTTAAAAAAACATTTAACCAATATAACGAAAGAAATGAAAGGTTAAAAAGAAAAAATAGGATTTAAAAAGAAGGTGTTGAGAGACACCTTTTTTATTTGACATTTATTAAAAATCACTTATAATTGTTATAGATAAAAGAGTATAAATTAAAAACAAAAATCTATGGCAAATTCAATTGATGCAGTACTAGCACAGTACGAAAAGAACTCAACACCGAGTTCACAAAAACAAAACATTTCACAAGAAGACAGATTGAAAAGATACTTTTCAGCGGTTCTTCAAAAGAATGAAAAATCAGCACAACGAAGAATTCGTATCCTACCAACAAAAGACGGTTCTTCACCGTTTGTGGAAGTTTGGTATCACGAAATCCAAGTTAACGGACAATGGGTTAAGTTGTATGACCCTGAAAAAAATAACAACGAACGTTCACCACTTACAGAAGTTTATAACGAACTTATTGCTACGGGAAAAAAAGAAGATAAAGATTTGGCATCACAATACCGTTCACGTTTATTTTACATTGTAAAAGTTAT